GCCCTATTGACAATCCTTTACAGTAGGGCTACTATAAAAATACGTCGTGATGATGCCACGTTAAAGTAATCAAGACCCTGCTCACGACACAGCAAAGTCATGTTTAATTCGCTAGACCCACGTTAAGGGACGACACACAAACTTAGAACTTAAATGTTCCTAGTTGTAGTCGCCTTTCTGACACACTGGGACCAACGGAGATATAACATGAAAACCAATTTCGGTGCATTGGATGTAGATGCAAAAAAAGTATGGTCACGCGATGTTTGGCATCAAGCTCGTGAGAACATGTTCCTTTCAAAATTCATGGGCGCAGGCTCAAACTCAATGATTCAACGTGTTTCAGAACTTACAAAGTCTGAACGTGGTGATTCTGCGGTTATCACATTAGTTCCTGATTTAATCGGGGATGGTATCGTAGGCGACAACACCTTAACAGGTAACGAAGCGTCGCTAAAAGCTCATCAAGATAAAATCGTTATTGACCAACTGCGTCAGGCGATTACGAACACGGGTAAACTAAACGACCAAAAAACGGTTGTTAACTTCCGTGAAGAGGTTAAAGACCAGTTGTCATACTGGCTAGGTGACCGTATCGATCAAATGGCGTTCTTAACGCTAGCGGGTATGGACTTTGCCTTAACCAATGGCGGTAAGGCTCGACCAGACCAGGGTGATGATAACCTTGCAGACTTAGCCTTTAACCAGTCGGGTGGTTTAGCGCCTACTACTGAACGTCACATCCGTGTCGTTTCAGGCGGTGGGACAGAGGCGGGTGACACGTCTGCTATGTCAAACACTGACACTATCGGCTACAAGCACATCGTTAACTTGCAAGCAATTGCCAAGACACGCTATGTACGTGGTATTCGTGGTGCAGGTGGCAAAGAAGTCTACCACTTGTTCTTACACCCTCTAGCTATGGCTACGTTGAAACTCGACCCTGACTTCATCGCGAATGCTCGTCATGCGGGTGTACGTGGTGACAGCAACACATTATTCGCAGGTGGTGATGCGTACACTGTTGATGGCCTTATGATTCATGAGTTCCGTCACGTACCGACAACGCTTGAGGGCTCTACAAAATGGGGTTCTGGTTCTAATGTTGAGGGCTGTGCAGGCTTAATGTGTGGTGCTCAAGCAATGGGCTTCATTGACTTGGATACGCCAGAGTGGGATGAACGTGATCACTTCGATTACGGCAACAACTATGGTATCGCGTACGGCAAAATCTTCGGTATGAAGAAAATGCAGTTCAAAGATAACAAAGGTTCTGCAGATGGTGATGCGCTACAAGATTACGGTGTAATCCGCGTAGATATGGCTATCTAAACCAACTTGTTGGGGGTCGTCACTACGGATGGTGACACTCCCCCACCCATAAACTGAGATCTAAAGAGTACCCAACAATGTTATTTAAAAATTATAAACGTAAAAATGTTCGTGTGGTTTCAAATGGCGGCCTAAACACTGCTTTATTTTTAGCGGGTCAAAGCCGTGAAGTACCAGAACACATGGAAGAAGCTTGTCTATCAGCGGGTTTAGTGCCACTGGAAGAGGTAGCCGATTTTGACCAGCGTGTCGCTGACGAGCAGAAAGCTATTGCGGTTGAGCAAGAGGCTCAAGAAGCCCAAGAGGCAGAGCTGTTAGCTGAAAAAGCTGAGAATGTTCGCATCGCGGCTGAAAAAGCTGAAAAAGAAGCGGCACTTAAACGCTCTCAATCAGCGGCAAAAGCAGCGGCAACGCGCAAAGCGAACAAAGATAAAAAGTTAAACTAAAAAGTAAGGGGCTACAATGGCTTTGAAAGTAAGTGACATCCTAACAACTCGTGTGCGACTACTGTTACGCGACATCGACTCTGGTGGTATCCAGTGGAAAGATGCCGAACTGATAAGCTGGTTCAACGAGGCGTGTGGTGAAATCTCGCGTGTACGCCCCGAAGCTTCAAGCATAACTACAGGCGTTGAGCTTACCGCAGGAGCTAGACAATCAATCCCTACCGGTGCATCTAGGTTATTAGAAATCGTGTGCAATGAGGTTTCGGGTGTTGAGGGTCGAATTATTCGTCGCGTTGAGCGCAGTACGTTGGACAACGAAGATCCTGAGTGGATGATCGGAACTAAGCAATCGACGGTTATCCGCTACGCGCCTAGCGTATCTAACCCCCGTTCGTTCTATGTCTACCCGCCTAGTGTTGGTGGCTCAACAACGGGCGTAAGCATGGTTTACAGTTCACCTCCTGCGGAAGTGGACAGTCTGAGCGACCCAATTCCGTTGCCGTGCATGTACTCGGCAAGTATTGCGAACTATGTACTCTTTCGTGCGCTTGCAAAACTCACTGAGTCTGCTGATGCACAGCAAAGAGCACAATCGTTCCTTGCACTGTTTAACGGTCAGATGGCTGACACGTCGGTCTCGATGGAGCAAAACAACGCAGTATCGCGTGATCCAATCCGTGGGGAGCTTCGATAATGGCGCTGGTGCAGGAATGGGTAGACATCATTTCTCGTGATGTACCAGAGCCGATCACTGGCACCGTTGCTAGGTTCGTCCAAATAGCAATACAAGAGTTCTTTCGT